CAGATTTGATTTGTTCAACTATACTAACTATAGCGAAAATTGTACATACGGACACTTTGGCGATAAAGATGTTCCGTGGGAAAGGATTGGATGGTAATGAAGAAGTGGCTAAAAGATATTAGCGGTATTACTGCTAAAGAAGAAAAAGAATTAAAAGTTCTCGAACAAACAGACCCTAAGGCGGCGGCGACCAAACGCAAAGAACCTTGGGTAAATGTACTAGACTTGCAGGTAAACGAAGAAAATATTCGTAATGGGTTTTTTGAGCTAGATTGGAACAAATACTTTATTCAAGAACTAATACAGAATGGTTACGGTACCGAAGCAGATCTCGAAGAAGAAGTTGTTGATAGATGGTTCCGTGACATTGTATATAATATGCTACAACAAGAAGGCATGGATACAGATAGAGGAGCTGGCTACATTAATGTTGTGCCAATTGACAAGGGTAAAAGTGAAGTATCTTAATGCTTGACAACAGACAAATCTGGTGCTATAATAGTATTATAAATTACACAAAGGCAAACTAATGGCAACTTATATTCTAGTAGACACTGCTAACACGTTCTTCCGTGCTAGGCATGTAGTACGTGGCGACATAGACACTAAAGTAGGTATGGCGTTTCATATCACACTTGCAGGTGTTAAGAAAGCGTGGCGTGACTTCAATGCTGATCATGTTGTGTTTTGTTTAGAAGGTCGTAGCTGGCGTAAGGACTATTACGAGCCCTACAAACGCAATCGCAAAGAACACCGAGATGCGCTTACACCAGCACAACAAGAAGAAGACACAGTGTTTTGGGAATGTTTTGATGAGTTTAAAGACTTTATTTCTACAAAGACTAACTGCACTGTTATGCGACATCCGCAACTAGAAGCAGATGACTTGATTGCTGGTTGGGTACAAGCACATCCTAATGATAATCATGTTATTATTAGTACAGACGGCGACTTTGCACAACTTATTGCACCTAACGTAAAACAGTACAATGGCATTCAAGACGTTACTATTACACATGAAGGTTACTTTGACAAGAAAGGCGATCCTGTAATAGATAAAAAGACTAAAGAGGCTAAGCCTGCACCCGATCCTGCATTTATGTTGTTTGAAAAGTGTATGCGTGGTGACACTAGTGACAATGTGTTTAGTGCATACCCAGGTGTACGTAAGAAAGGCACTAAAAACAAAGTAGGTCTTATTGAAGCATTTGAAGACAAAGACACTAAAGGCTTTAATTGGAATAACATGATGTTACAACGTTGGACTGATCATGAAGGTGCTGAACATCGTGTACTAGATGATTATACTCGTAATGTTGTACTATGTGACTTGACAGCACAACCTGACGATATTAGAGAGATAATTAATAACACTATTGAAGAAAACGCAAAGCCTAAAGAAGTACAACAAGTAGGTATGCGTCTTATGAAATTTTGTGCTAAGTGGGATATGCAACGTATTGCAGATCAAGCAGCACAGTACGCAGAACCATTGCAAGCGAGGTATAATGCATGAGTGTAAGAGCTAAAACAGTTTTAGAAAATAAATTCTGGATTGTAGAAGATAACGGTCAACGAATTGGTACACTTAGTAAAAACGATGATGGTTATATTTTAGCAAAAAAAGGTGATGTTACTGTATATCAAAACGAAAGGCAACTAAAAAAACATAGTGGCTTGAAATTTACTATTGCAGAACTAGCAAAGAAGAATACAAACGAAGCATACGAAGTACATGGATATCCTGCAAAAGGCAATCCTTATAACAGTATGTTTGATATTAAACGTAAATTACCGTTATTTACAAAAAGTGAAAAATCTAAAAGTGTATACTGTGCAGGATTTTATTTGATTAAGTTTAATGTAAATTGGCTTAAAAGTTTTTGTCCTAAATTGATTACAGTTGAACGCAATGAATATATTGGACCATTTAAGACTGAATTAGAAATGAAAGAAAAACTAAGACATGTCAACCGAGCCTATTAACACAATACCTATACAACAGTTTTTACAAAAAGTAAAATCTGCAGACAGTGGTAATGCTAGAGAAGTAAAGTTAGATATAGCAACTGCAAAAAATTTAGCATTTACACTAGGCATAGTAATGGCAAGAATGAATGGCGATTTAGAAAAATTTGTAAAAGAAAACTCAGGCGGATCTGTAGAAGATATAACAATCGAACTAGGCAGTGCCAACTCGGATTGGTAGATAACGGCGTATAAAAAGATAAATATATGCGTACATAATTGGAGACGCATATGAGTAGGCCAAAGCCCAATGTATTAATGGAGTATACAAATCCAGCTACCTATAAGAGTGAGCAAATTTTACATGCTGACGCAATATGGGCAGTATTCTATAATAATGAGCCATTCAATCTAAAAAGTTCGAATGCTTTAACAAATTATCCTGGTCCAAAATACAAAAAAACTAGTTTTTCAAATCCTGGTCATGCACACAACCTTGCAAAAAAATTAAATCAAATGTTTAAATCAGACAAGTTCACTGTTGTAAAACTTACAGCAGGTGAAACTATAGAAAATGTCTAATAAAACTGTTTACACCAAAATATTTTTAAAAGAACTTGGTCAAAGCACTAGCGAACAAAATGTAAAAGCTAGTATGCCTTTATGGTGGTATAATACTAGACAAAAAGAAACTGGTGGTCTTAGATTAACAGACACAGGTTTTGAAATTATTAACAAAATAGAACTTGCAACATACGATATACCTTATCCAAAGGATATGCCAATGACAACACAAGTTATTATATTTTTAGATAAATTTATAGATTGCCCATATTACTTAACAAATAGAAGTATTACGGTTACAAATGAGAAAAAAGCAGTAGAATTAACATTGTTTAGTGGCGATCTACGTAAGTACGGACTTACAAAAGCTATGAGCAGAAACAAAAATGAGAATTGATTTACACGGATATCATGTACACGAAGGTTGGCGCAAATTTAAAATACTAGTCGACGATGCTTACTTTAAAAATATAAAAAGATGTACTGTAATAACAGGACAAGGTATTATGGCAAGAGAGTTTCCAACTTGGGCAAATAATCATCAATATATAAGAGAGTGGAAACCAACTACAAACAATCCTGGAAGTTTTTTAATTATTCTTACAAAAAGAGGTTGACTATGTTGTCAGTATTGTGTATATTAGTTACATAAGCACTGATTAACATAAAGGAATACGAAATGTCCGAAGCACGAACACTTTCACCTAGCAAGGTAAAAACTGCACTTGGTTTTGCAATGCGCAAAAAACGTCCTGTCTTTATTTGGGGTCCTCCAGGTATTGGTAAGTCTGATATTGTAAAACAAATTACAAATCAAATGTCAAATAGTAAACTAATTGATATTCGTTTGTCATTGTGGGAACCAACAGATATTAAAGGAATTCCATACTTTGATAGTAACTCTAGCAAAATGGTGTGGGGCGCACCTGCAGAATTGCCAGACGAAGAAATGTCATCAAAGTATGATCATATTGTACTGTTCTTAGACGAAATGAACTCAGCGGCGCCAGCTGTACAAGCGGCAGCGTATCAGTTGATTCTAAATCGTCGTGTAGGACAATATAAATTACCAGACAACGTTGTTATCGTTGCTGCTGGTAACCGTGAAGCAGACAAAGGTGTTACTTACCGTATGCCTGCTCCACTTGCTAACCGCTTTATCCACTTAGAGATGGGTGTTAACTTCGACGACTGGTTTGGCTGGGCTGTCGATGCTAAAGAACATCAGGATGTAGTAGGTTATTTGCAATTTGCAAAACAAGACTTATACGATTTTGATCCAAAGAGTTCAAGCCGTAGTTTTGCTACTCCTCGTAGCTGGTCATTTGTTTCAGAATTGCTTGAAGACGAACTTGACGATGGCACTACAACAGATCTAGTTGCTGGTGCAGTAGGCGAAGGCCTTGCAGTCAAGTTTATGGCGCACCGTAAAGTTGCTGCAAACATGCCAAACCCTACCGATATTCTAAAAGGTAAGGTGAAAGAGTTACTAACAAAAGAAATCAGTGCAAAGTATTCCTTAACTGTATCTCTTTGTTATGAACTTAAAGAAGCGGCGGATGCTAATGATAAGAAGTTTGACGATAAAGTAAATAACTTCTTGCGTTTTGCAATGGATAACTTTGAAACTGAATTGGTTGTAATGGGTATCAAACTTGCTCTTACACAGTATTCACTTCCAATTGATCCAGACGAAGTTGCTTGTTTTGACGAGTTCCATGACAGGTATGGCAAGTATATCAAGGCTGCACAGAGCGCTTAATGGTGCAAATTGGGCAACTCTTTATAGAGTTGTCCAATTTTCTGGTTGACAAAAGTGTAAATAATGCTATATTAAACATAGCAATGATGAAAGGTATACCATGTTAGATTTTGCACCATACGTTGTAGCAATGAAAATGTCAGCAAAAGACACGCAGACAAAGTTAAAGGCTTGG